ACAAAAAGAATCTGTATTACCACAACCTGCTATATTAGGTGAGGACTTGATTGTACCAACACTAAAGATTAGTGAGTTTGTTAGGGTAGCAGAGAATACAGGTATCAAAGACGACAGAGTAACAATGGGTGTTCGTCAATTACTTGAAGAACAATTTCAAGAAAGTAGTTATCAGTTAGTAGATACCGATAACGCTAACTTTGTAGTATCAGCTGAGATTGTATGGGTTGGTAGACCCGATGAAGCATTTAGTATCATAGGTATATTCAATCGTAGAAAATCTGAAACGGAAGTTCGTATGAATGTATTAGTAAAAGAAGTGGCTACAGGTAGAGTTATTACAGGTAGAGGTGTAGGAACAATCACAACTGATATCCAAGCAGCAGGTTTACAGATTGAAGAAGATTTACCATTCAATCGTAGTGAGTTTGGTGGAGCAGTAAGAAAAGCATTAGTAGAAGCTACAAAAGATTTGAAATGATAAAACATCTCAAAGAAAATAATATGGGATATTGGGAACATTGGTGGAGAGCTATGAAGATTAGTGGAGCACTTTTTATTCACGCTTGGTTTCCAAATGTACTGAAAGATTACGCAAGCGAGGAGTTATCTAAATGAATAAAGAAACTATATTTGGTATAGTAATAAATGTTTGTTTTGTTCTAACTATATTTGCTGTCAGATATTACTTTGTAAAACAAGAATATGATTTCTTAGTTAATGACAGTCAAAGACAAGAAGAACTAATAGTAGAAAACGAATTTACTATTGATACATTAAAAACTGAAGTGGCTAAACTTAATAAGTATAATGTAAAACTTATTAATGAAATGCAAGATGTAAAAACTAATTATTATGAAAGAGTTCGTTGGGAAAAAGAATACGAACAACGATTAAAAAACCTTAGAGAATCTCTTGATTCAGTAAAGTTTGAAGTATCATTAGGTGAAAGTGGATTAATACCTTTTGAAAAAGAATTTGGTGTACAAGATAATTATTTAAGGATATTCGGACGTACAGGTGTAAAGATTAAAGACAATAAAATTTTAGATTCTAAAACTGATTTGTCTTTTGATGGTGAAATTAAAATGGGTGCACCTGAAATAGAAAAATTAGGTGAGTATGAGTTTAAAGCTGTACTACCAAGTAAATCCTTTGATGGATTAAGACTTTCGGGTGGAGAGAGTAAACCTATAGCTTTAAAACCACCAAGAAACCAAATATCTTTTGGTCCTATGTTGGGTGTAACTTACAACTCAATTACAGGATTAACAGAACCTATTTGGGGATTTGGTATAACCTATAACTTAGTAAAACTTTGGGATTGGAAATGAGACTAACTGAAAAACAAATAGGAGTTATCAAAGATAATCTTTGTATTCATTGTGGTAATCCTGTAAATGAAGATTTAAGAAATTGGTTTAAACAAAAATGGGTGAATATCGGTAAGAAAGATAAAAGTGGTAAACATCCTGCTTGTGGTACGAGTGGTAAAAAACGTGGGTATGCTAAATGTGTTCCTGCATCTAAAGCAGCTTCGATGAGTAAGAAAGAAAAAGAATCTGCAACTCGTAGAAAAAGAGCAGCACAGAATAAAAGAGGTAGAGGTGGTAAACAGGCACCAGGACAAGGTAAAAAGCCAGTAAGAGTATCAACACACACAAAACGTAGTGGAAAGAAAAGTGGTACAGGAAAAGCAAGCTAATCCAAGAATCCCAAGAAAAAAAGGACAACGCCGTAATTCTAAATCACATTCTGATTTATACACGGATGAAAATCCAAAAGGTACAATTAAAGGATTAAAGTTTGCTACAGTAAAAGATGCAAAAGCATCAGTAAGTAAAATTAGTGGTAGTGGTAAATCACACGCACATAAGATACAAGCGGCTGTAGCTATGGAACAACGAGCTAGAGAAATGGGTAAGACTGCACAAGCTGCTGTTTACAGAGTTTACATCAATAAGATGAAAAAGAAAACTAAAAAAAAGAATGAGGTAAGCAAGCATACTGTAAACAATAAAACCTACTTAACAAATGAGTTTGATTGTGGATGTGTAGATATTTATAGAGTAGAGAGGATTAATGAAAAATGGAGTCAAAAATACAAAAAAAGTATTAATTGCAGTAATCCAAAAGGATTTTCACAAAAAGCACATTGTGCTGGAAAAAATAAGAGAGGTTAACTATGGATAAAAAATTAGCAGAAGAAAAACTAAATTTATTCTTAGAAAAAAATGTTCCAACAAACCCAAGTAAGTGGGCTTACTATAAGGCACAAGCTAAGAAAAAGTTTGATGTATATCCAAGTGCATATGCAAATGGTTGGGCAGCAAAACAATACAAAGCCGCTGGTGGTGGTTGGAGGAAAGCTTAATTATGGAAGTATTTGTAGAATCTAGTTCAAATGGTAAATTAACAACAACACATCTATTTTATGAAGAAGATGGTAAACCCTACGGATATACTTTTGAGTTCGTAAATGATTTAACTGAAGCAGAGTATCAAGGAAGAAAAGTAAAACTTGGTAAGATTATGCAGGGTGATGCTAAAAAGTTTAAAGTTTATGTAAAGAATCCAAAAGGTAATGTTGTTAAAGTAAACTTTGGGCAAGGTGGAGATGCTAAAGGTGGTACAATGAGAATTAGGAAATCAAATCCTAAAGCTCGTAAATCATTTAGAGCTAGACATAATTGTGATAATCCAGGACCAAGACATAAAGCCAGATATTGGGCGTGTAGGACTTGGTAATGGCTTTTAAAGATATATTCAAAGACGAAAACGAATTTAATGAAAAAACTATAATCGGTTTTATGTCATTCGCTGTAATGACTATATACAGTATCACAGATTTGGTAACAGGCTATATGGGTTTAGAGTTACCAATCAATGATTTTGTGTATAATAGTTTCCTTTACATCACTTTAGGTTGTTTTGGCATAGCTGGTGTAGAGAAAGTAATGGGTAATAAGGATGCCAAATAGTGAAGCTAAAAATAGAAAAAAGAAAAGAGCTGCGTTAAACAAAGAATTAGCAAGAAAAGGTCGTACAGCTAAACAATATAAAAAATGGTTGGCTAAAAATAAAGATAATCAACCTACTTTTGGAAGAAGATGATAAAAATATCAAAACTAACTGAACTTGCTACTATGGTGTATCACAAGACACCAAAGAAAAAACATCTAAGAAAGATGGAAATGAATACGCCAAATTTTTTAGATGTCATCATTCCACGTCAATTTCCACCATCAAATGAAAGTCGTTCTACATATCAAGAACTAAAGAAGTTACAATCAGTAGATAGAGATGATGATTATGTAAAAAAGTTTGATAACGTTGATAAAGTTTACGTAGATTTATTAGAAGAGTTTGGGGTGTATACAAAAAAATTAGAAAAACTAATAAATACAGCCCTAAAAGAATCAACAAAATTTATTCTCAGAGAGAAGTTTAAACACAACCGTCCAAGACCACATCAACTAGCTGAGTTCTATGGTATGGATTTAAATGGTACTGAATTAGATAGTATGAAAACACCATCGTTTCCAAGTGGACACGCAGCGCAAGGTTATCTTATAGCTGAATTATTGAAGTTACGTGTACCACATATGGGTACTGCTTTAGATGATTTAGCAGAGAATATAGCTTACTCAAGGATAGTTGCAAAAGCACATTATCCATCAGATAAAGCGTATGGTAAAAAATTTGGTAAAAAGTTATCTATGTTTTTTAGAGAAAATTTAAATGAAGAGTTTGGCGCACCTACAGGAGTTTTACCATCACCAAGTCGTAAGATGGTTAAGAAGATGAAAAGAAAAGGACACACTTCAGTACCTTATGGTAGTGGTTACAAAAAATTCAAAGAAGCCTTTGCAGTCAGAGGTAACAAGGTAGAGAAATTTATTACTGGTAAGAATGTTACATATAAGGGTAAGAAGTATAAAGAGATAGAGTATGAGTTAGTAAAAGTAGATAATTCTCAAAAAGCAGTCTTACTAAGAATCTTATCACCTAAAAAATTATTTGGACAAAAGGTAGCTGTGAGATTTCAAACACTTAGAAGAGGTCCTTTTTTTAAAACCGATACAAGTAAGGGAATAAAAGAATCAATAGATTTACCACGTGGGATGGAACTTGGAAAAGTATTTACAGGTCACGGATTTGCATTTGAAGCTGTGGATAAAGTTAAAAAAGTAGTTGCTATATATCCAGGTAGATTCCAACCATTTGGTCCTCATCATAAAAAAGTTTATTTGGCGCTGAAGAAAAAGTTTGGTGATGCATACATCGTTACTTCCAATATAAAATCACCACCAAGACACCCTATGAACTTTGCAGAGAAAAAAGCACATATGGTTAAGATGGGAATACCAGCAAATAGAATTGTTATGGATAATCCATATAATCCAGCTAAGCTAACTAAAACATTTCCAAAAGATACAGCAGTTGTTTTTGCAGTTGGTGCAAAAGATAAAGGTAGATTATCTGCTGGTAAATACTTTTTAGATTATAATAAAAATAAAAATAACTTAGTGGGTTATCAAGATAATGGTTATGTAATTCAAGCACCTCACGTATCCGTTAAAGTAGCAGGTAAAGAAGTAAGTGGAACGGTTATGAGACAAGTGTTAGGAAGTGATAAAATTAAACCAGAACAAAGGAAAAAACTATTCAAACAATTATTTGGTTATTATGATGAACGTCTATATAAGATGATGATAGGTAGTTTCTAATGAAAACATTATCAGAAGATTTAATAAAAAGGTTTCTAAAAGAATCCACAATAAATAATTCTGCCTTTATTGATGATGCTCCACCTACATTTTATAAAAGTTTTAGTGAGTATAGGGATAAATCAAAACAATGGTTAGATGGGTTGTATTCTGAATTAGGTTGGCAAGTAGTTGATTATATGATAAGTGATGGTGCAGAAGATCCTGGCTTTGATTACAAACTTAGATATAGGGCGTTAGGTTCACCTACTTTCGGAGATGCTGGAACTAAACGTGGAGCAAAAGAATCAGTTACTTTATGGAAAAAAAGAAAACAAAAAGAATTATCTCAGTTAGGTTGGGAAGTTGTAGCTTGGTTAGGAGAAAAAGAAGCCTATAAAAGTGTTATTGGAACAATACTTGCGCCTGGTGCTAATCAAAAAAGAGAGGTATCTGAAAATAAAGTTCAAATGTTTTCTAAAGAATGGTGGTTAGAATCTTTAAAAACAGAAGATGATGTTGTTAAGAATAAAAAGACTGGTAGTACCTATGTTGTAAAAAAACACAATCCTAAAACACAAGATATAGTAAAAAAAGATACAACATCTAAAATAGTTAAAACAAAACCTTACTCAGATGAACAAGCTGAAGAAGAGGTTGGTGAATATTTTGAAAATGATTTTGCTTTTAAATCTATGCCAGGTTTAGCTAAAGATGAAAATGATTTAAAACAAAAGATATTAGATGCTCCTGAAGAAACTTTATCTAATAACGATTTAAAAAATATGATGAATACAGATGCAGCTGATGTAGCTAAATCTGATAACCCGATAAAGTATGCTAAACAAAAAGCTATAGAGTATGATAAGAGTTGGGATTATATAACTAAGAATATCAAAAGTGGCGCAGCTCAAGAAGCTCCTATTGCAGTTAGAGATAAAAATGGTAATATGTGGTTATTAGCAGGAAATACACGATTGATGGCTCAAACAGCTTTTGGTAATAAGATACCCGTTAAAGTAATAAATTATGATAAAGAAATAAAAGAACCTAAAACAGAAATCAAAGAGGACTTACTAATAGAGGGTATGACTTTAGAAGAGGGAGTAAAATTTGATAATTTTTTAAAAGATTTAGCTAATCGTGGTAAACAACCATTAGAAAAAATTAGAAAATCGATGATGAACAAAAATACTCTTTCTGTAGCTAAACTAAATAACTTTAGTGTAGACAAACTATTTCAGAATGGTAGAAAAGGGTTTCAAGCATATCAAAAAATTATCAACTATGTTCCTGATAAATTAGCTAAGAATTTAGCTAAAACAAAATTAGGACAGAAAAAAGAAAAAGGATTAAAAAAATTAGATAACTTTTTACAAGAACATCCAAAGTTAAAAAGAGTTATGGGTATGGGTGCAGCGGCAGCGGTAACTTATGCTTGGACAAAGATGACGTTTATTGGAGATCCAGAATACGATTTAGATTTATCTTCAGCAGCTACAGCAGCTGCTACAGGTGATGTTTCGTTTAGTGATTTATTTGCTGGTGAAATGGGAACTAAGTTTTTAGTACTTACTGCAGTTGGTGCCACTACAGGTTTAACTGCACCTTACGTAAAAGCTTTTGGTAGTGTTGGTACGATGGCTGCAGGACTAAGTTTTGGAGCTTTTAGAGCCTATAAGAAAAGAAAAGAATCTAAAGTAGATAAACAAAAAACAAAAACAAAAAGTCCTGATGTAGTGAAAAACCCAAACCCACGTGGTAGAAAAAAGATGATATCTACACAAAGTGCAGTTAGGTGGGTAGCAAAAAACAAAGGTAATAAAGCAGCTTTAAAATATGCAAAGAGTTTATCGGAGGTAAGTAAAACAGGCACCCCAAAAGGTTCTGAAGAAATTGGTGGGTATAAAGGATTTGTGGATGAAAAAGATTACGAATCTTACAAGAAGTGGATTTCAAAATCACTTCGTGTTCAATTACTTGAGGGTGGTGCTGCTGGACATATGAATCATCCATTTGATGATGCTGATTTAACTTTTGGAGATTTGAAGAAGATAATAAAATTAGGACTAAGTGGTAAACTTAATCGTGAGGATAACGTTACAGAAAAACTTGATGGACAAAACTTACTAATTAGTTGGAAAGGTAATCAGTTAGTAGCAGCTAGAAACAAAGGACAGCTAAAAGGTTTTGGAGAAAACGCTTTAAACATCAATGCTGTAAAAAGTTTGTTTGCTGGTAGAGGAGTTATCAAAGATACATTTGTTTTTGCTATGAAAGATTTAAGTAAAGCTATAACTAAGTTATCAGATAAACAAAAAGAAAAAGTTTTTGGTAATGGTAAGAGGTGGATGAACTTAGAGGTTATGTATCCAGCATCTGCTAATGTAGTTAATTATGATGGAGCTTACTTGGTTTTTCATAACGCCACAGAGTATACTGAAGCTGGTGTAGCTAAGAAGATTGATGCATCTTTGGCTCGTATATTAGAGGGTATGATTAGACAAGTAAATCAACACGTACAGAAAAAGTTTACTATTTCTAAACCCAATTTTTTAAAAGTAGCTAAAACACAAGATTTTGCTAAGAGACAAAAATATTTTTTATCGAAGTTACAGAAATTACAGAATATTTATAGACTAAAGGATAATGATACTTTAGGTAAGTATCACGAAACTTATTGGATGGAATTCATATATAATGCATCTAAACAATACAAGTATAGAATTCCAAGAACTGTTTTACTTAAATTAACAAAAAGATGGGCATTCTTAGACAAAAGTTTTAGGTTAGATAAAAAGAATATAAAGAATGAAAAGTTTTTAGATTGGGCTAAATCTACAGACAAAAAAGATTTGAAAAAGTTACAAAAAGATAATATAAAACCATTTGAAATTTTATTTTTTGAATTGGGTGCAGAGATACTTAAAAACGTTAGTGGTTTCTTAGCAGCGAATCCAAAAGCAACCGTGGCTAAGATGAAGAAAGAAGTTGATGCTGCAGTTAAACAACTCAAATCTGCAAAAGATGTATCTAAGTTAGATACTTTAAAAAGGCAGTTAGAGAAGTTTCAGGCTATTGGTGGTTCAGATGCTATCGTTCCATCAGAGGGAATTGTTTTTAAGTATAAAAATAAGATATATAAGTTTACAGGTGCATTCGCACCAATCAATCAAATCCTCGGATTATTAAAGTTTGGATAAATTATATGGCTGGTTATAGTAAAGAATCGGAAAGACAAAATAAAGCGTTAAAATCTATCTTACGTGGAGAAGCTCCTGAGAAAAGAGTACAAGTAGGATACAATGGAGATAAGGATGGAAAGGCTTGGGAAAAGCAAGGTGATAAGATAGATAGATTATCAGAGATAATGAAAGAAGTACGGATGCCGTGGTTTTGTCCTGAGTGTAAAAAAACGATGAAAAATAGTTTAGATGATAAAATGTGGAGATTATTTGGACATTGTTTTGATTGTCAAGTAACTATAGAAAATAAACTTCGTATTTCAGGTGAATATGAAGAATGGGAAAAGAATAAGATAGAAGAAAATAAAAAAGCGTTTGTAAAAGATATGTTACAAGGATTAAAGGAGTGGAGAGAGCAAACAAGTCCTGAAGTTCTACACCAACCATATGTTGATGGATACAGCGTTGATTCAGAAAAATTAGAGATTAGTGAAAAGACAAGAGAACATATGAACAAGATGGCAGATGAAGCAGAAGAATATTTACATAGTTTGGTAGAAGATGAAACAGTCAGTAACGATTAGTACAGAAGTACTTGATAAATTATTAGAGTTAGTATCTAATCTAAAAGAAATATGTAGAGTGTATCACGCAGATAATCATAAAGATATGGATAGTGCTTTACACGCTTTTACTGAAGTAGAAAACGAAATTCACAAATTTGCTGGTAAAGAGGGAATATCCCTTGATGATATATTAACAAACATCGGTTTAACAAGACACGGAGAGGCATAGTATGAAAGGCTTAGTAAAAATAATAATGGCTATCTTAGGTATCTTAGGGCTAAGTGGTAAGGCATCTGCTAAGAAAAAAGCAGAAGTCAAGAAGATTGATAAGAAAGTAAAAGAAGTTAAGAAAGCTAAAAAGGTAGTACAAAAGAAAAAAGCTACAGTAAAGAAAGCTGTTAAAAAAACACCTAAAAAGAAACCAAGTGTCAAGACAGCAAGAGTTGCTAGAACATCATTGAAAGCAAGAGCTAAAAAATGAGAAGAATTTTAAATTTATTTTTCTCTGATAATGCAGAGTTTACAATAAAATTTATTGTTAGTATGTTAACTGCTATCGCACTACTTGCGGTAAGTCTTGGTGCACAAACTACATTTACTGATGAGGAAATGATTAACCTTGAGAATGATTTTATCTATTTAGAAAACAAAGTAGATTCTTTATCATATCAAGATAGTCTTAAAGCAGTTATGATTACTACACTTGAAGAAGAAATTAAACTAACTAATGAACAACTAGCTCTTACAGAGAAAAAAGTTAAGTTAGTTAAACCAAGTTGGTATGAAAATAAATGGTTGTACTTTGGATATGGTTCTGTATTATCGTATGCAGTAATCACACTTATCAACCAAACAGGAAAGATAATTGGCTAATCCAGCACCATTAAAAGAAGCTATTAGAAAAGAGTATCTTAAATGTGCAAGTGACCCAAACTACTTCGTAAAGAAGTATTGTGTCATTCAACATCCAATGAAAGGTAAGATACCTTTTGATTTGTATGAGTTTCAAGAAAAAACTATGTCTGATTTATTGTTACATAGATTTAACGTTATCTTAAAAGCTAGACAATTAGGTATATCAACTCTTACAGCTGCTTACTCACTATGGATGATGACTTTTAATCAAGATAAGAATATATTGGTTATAGCAACTAAACAAGATGTTGCTAAGAACTTGGTTACTAAAGTTCGTGTGATGCACGCAAATTTACCTACTTGGTTAAAGGCAAAGTGTGTTGAAGATAATAAATTAAATCTTAGATATAAAAATGGTTCTCAAATCAAAGCTGTATCAAGTGGTGAGGATAGTGGTCGTTCAGAGGCATTGTCATTGTTGATACTTGATGAGGCAGCATTTATTGATAAGATTGATACAATATGGGCAGCAGCATCTCAGACGTTATCAACTGGTGGACAATGTATCGCACTATCTACACCTAATGGTATTGGTAATTGGTTTCACAAAACTTGGATGGATGCTGAAGATGGTATTAATGATTTTAATTTTATAAAACTTCATTGGACTGTACATCCAGATAGAGGGCAAGAGTGGAGAGATGAACAAGATAAATTACTTGGTCCATCCCTTGCAGCTCAAGAATGTGATTGTGATTTTATAAGTTCAGGACAAACTGTAATTGATGGTGTTTTACTTGAAGAACAAAAAACTAAGTTTGTTAATGAACCTATGGAAAAACGTGGAGTAGATAGTAATTTATGGATATGGGAACCACCAAATTATACTAAAGATTATATAGTTAGTGCTGACGTTAGTAGAGGAGATGCTTCAGACTTTTCAGCATTTCATATACTTGAGTTAGAAACTTTAAAACAAGTAGCAGAATACAAAGGTGTTTTGTCTACGAGAGATTTTGGTAACTTATTAGTTAATATATCTGCAGAGTATAATAATGCATTACTCGTTGTGGAGAATAACAATATTGGTTGGGCAGCTATTCAACAAGTAATAGATAGAGGTTACCCTAACCTATTCTATATGAGTAAAGATTTAAAGTATGTTGATGTAGAACATCAAATGACAAATAAACATTATAGAGAAGAAAAGAAGATGGTACCTGGTTTCACAATGTCAATGAAAACAAGACCATTAGTTGTTGCTAAATTAGAAGAATTTTTTAGAGAAAAGTTAGTAGAAGTTAGTTCAAATCGTTTAATTGATGAGTTGTTTGTATTTATATATAACGGGCAACGCGCTGAGGCAATGAGAGGATACAATGATGACTTAGTTATGTCATATGCTGTAGCTCTATGGGTAAGAGAAACTGCTCTTAGATTACGTGCTGAAGGTGTTCAATTACAGAGAAAAGCTCTTGATAGTATGAATCAGTATAATAGTCAAGGAGTCTATACTAACAAAACAGATAAAGCCGATTCTTGGAAATGGGAAGTCGGTAAAAATAAGGAAAGCCTTGAATGGCTTTTATAGTGAGGTAAAAAATGGCTGATACATCATTATTTGGTAGACTACAAAGATTGTTTTCTACAAATGTAATAATCAGAAACGTTGGTGGAAGAAAATTAAAAGTAATAGATACCGATGAAATACAAGCTAATGCTAAATCACATTTAGTAGATAGATATACTAAGCTGTATAAAGGTAGCGCAGGTCCTTTAGGATTGAGTGGTTATTCAGATACCGCTATGGTTCGTACTGTAAGGTTAGGATTATTCAAAGATTATGAATCTATGGATGCTGACCCAATCATTAGTTCTGCATTAGATATTTACGCTGATGAATCAACAATGAAATCAGAGTATGGAAATGTATTAACTATAAATTCAAGTAATAAAAATATACAAGAAATCTTAAATAACTTATTTTATGATATTCTAAATATAGAATTCAATCTCTGGCCGTGGATTCGTAATATGTGTAAGTACGGAGATTTCTTTTTAAAATTAAACATCGCAGAAAAATATGGTATTACAAATGTAGAACCAATGTCTCCATATGATTTATCGAGAATAGAGGGAATGGATCCTGAGAATCCTGAAATGGTGAAATTTGTACAAGAAACATCAGACCCAAGACGTTCAGTATCAACTATTAAGACAGAGTTTGAAAACTTTGAAATAGCACACTTTAGAATGTTGGCTGATACAAATTATCTACCTTATGGTAAATCTATGATTGAGAGTGGTAGAAAGATATGGAAACAATTATCTCTTATGGAAGATGCAATGTTAATCCATCGTATTATGAGAGCACCAGAAAAGAGAGTGTTTAGAGTAGATATTGGAAACATACCACCAAACGAAGTTGACAACTATATGGGGCAAATTGTTGATAAGATGAAGAAAGCACCTATTATAGACCAAACAACAGGCGAATATAATCTCAAGTACAATATGCAGAACATAACAGAAGATTTCTTCTTACCTGTTCGTGGTGGAGATAGTGGAACACAAATCGATTCATTACCAGGTTTAACATATGAAGCTACCGATGATATCGAATACCTCAGAAATAAAATGATGGCTGCACTAAGAGTACCAAAAGCTTTCTTAGGATATGAAGAGGGATTAGGTGCTAAAGCTACATTAGCAGCTGAGGATGTGAGATTCGCTCGTACCATAGAAAGATTACAAAGAATTACAGTATCAGAGTTAACTAAGATAGCTATTGTTCATTTATATGCACAAGGATTTAAAGATGCTGAATTAGTAAACTTTGAATTAAATTTAACAAACCCATCTACAATATATGAAACAGAAAAAGTAGAGTTGTGGAGTAGTAAAACACAATTAGCATCTTCGATGTTACAAGATGGGTTAGTTTCTTCTGATTGGATTTACTCAAATGTATTTAATTTCAGTAACGATGATATTAAAGAAGAGAGAGAAAAGATAATAGATGATACTAAAGAAAAGTTTAGACGCTCTCAGATAGAAAATGAGGGTAACGATCCTGAAAAATCAGGACAATCACAAGGAACACCAGCAGATTTGGCTATGGGTAGAACAGGACACGAGTTAGATGAGTTTGATGAAGAGGGTGGAGCACCAGAGGGTGGACACGAAGGCGCTGGAAGACCAAAAGAATTACCAAAATACAGTAAAGATGGAAGTGCTAGAGGAAGAGATCCTTTAGGTAAACACGATAGAGTAGTTGCTGCAACTAATTTAGCTCTAGCTCACTATGATAATATGAAAACATCTCTAAAAAAGATAGCTAAAAACGATAAAAAAATCATAAATGAATCAGAAGAGTTAAAAAAAGAGTATGAAAAGGAAGTAGATTCTACTCTAAATAACAAAATTTAATGTATTTATATATTTATAGTTAAGAGAAATTACGATAACACGGAGCATTTGTGTGATGAATAAAATAAAACATTCCAAAGTAAAGAATGTTGGTATATTGTATGAACTTCTAGCGAGGAAGTTAACTGCCGATGTTCTCAATGACAACACTAAAAGTAAAGCAGTTAACATCTTTAAAGAATTTTTCGGAAAAGATACTGAAATATCAAAAGAGTTAGAATTATATAACATCTTACAAAATAAAAAAACCAAGAATCAGGCTATGGCGACTGATTTACTTAACGTAGTTTTGGAAACTAGACAAAAACTATCTAATTCTAAGTTACGTAAAGAAAAGTATAACTTAGTTAAGAAAGTAAATGAATCATTTGATTCAAAAGATTTTTTTAACACAAGAATTCCAAATTATAAATTTTACGCTTCTGTATATAACTTATTTGAAGAAATATCTTCCGATAAAGCACTCGATCCAGTTGCAAAGGTAAACAGTAAGTTTACACTAATCGAAACAATATCAACATCAGTAAAGAAAAAGCAAGTACAAGAAAGTGAAGTATTTAGTGAATTTTCAAAAAGTGATGCAGATGTTAGATTACTCGCTTATAAAACATTAGTTGATAAGTTTAATAAAAAATACTCTAAGTTAACTACAGAGCAAAAAGAAGTATTGAAGAAATATATCTACAATGTTTCTAACAACGAAGAACTAAAAACTTTTGTTAATGATAAATTAAATGTCATCGAAGCAAAGCTTGTAAAACAAGTTAATAAAGTTAATGATGAAATCACAAGAATTAAGTTACACGGAGCTATCAATAAGATAGAAGAAATCAAAAATACAAAACACGTATCAGAAAAAACACTTACTTCTGTTTTACGTTATTATGATTTAGTAACTGAATTAGGAAAAGTTAATGAAAAAAAGTGAACTAATAGAACTTCTTAAAGAATTGATAAGACAAGAACTTGAAGAAGTATCAACTTCTGCAGCAACACCTGGATATATGACACCAAGAGCCTTTAGTGGTAAAGGCACTAAGGATGGTGTTCCATTAGATAGAAGAAAGCAAATAGCTAGTGGTAGTGGTTATGTATCTGAGGATATAAATGAGGGTAGATACCACGACTGGAGAAATAATGAAGAGTTCACACCAAGACAAAAAATTGGTAAATCAATGCGTGAAGTAAATTACACGTTGAAAAATTTAAGTAAACAAATCGATATGGCTGTTAGACTAAAAAGTGAATTAAAAGTTAATTCGAGTTCATATTGGAAAAATACACATAAGGCTTTAGGTAAAATAGCAGAAAGATTAGTTAGGCTATCTAACAAAATCGGTAAATTACAATGATAAAGCTAAAAGATTTTTTAGTAGAATCACCTCTCGATAAAAAGGCTGTTAAAGCTTCTAAGATGAAAATGATGAAAAAAGAAGCTGGATTAAGAAAATCTATGTTTGATATGCAACAAGCAATATTAAAAGATGCTAATCCAACTAACGTACAACTTTCAAAAGAGATAGGTAGAATGTATAAAAAGAATATAACTTCTTTTATGAAAGAGGTTGAACGTATTTATAAGAAAGTGAAATAGTATGAATAAACAACTTATAGTAGATTATCTACCTTTTGAAACAACACCTGAACAGATAACTGAATCTGTAAAAGAAAACAACGGAAAGCTAGTTGTACGTGGTGTATTACAAAGAGCAGAAGCTAAAAACCAAAATGGTAGAGTTTATCCTAAAGAAATATTAGTTAGAGAAGCTAACGAGTATTCAAAGAATTTTGTAAAAGAAAAAAGAGCTATGGGTGAACTTGACCATCCAGATAGTTCAGTAGTAAATCTTGCTAACGTTTCACATAATATTACTGATATGAATTGGAAAGGAAATGATTTAGTAGGTACTGTAGAAATTTTAACAACACCAAGTGGAAATATTTTAAGAGAATTATTTAAGAATGGTATCAAGTTAGGTATTTCATCAAGAGGTGTTGGTTCAGTAGAGACTGTAACCGAAGATAGTGGTAAGGAATCACAAGAAGTTCAAAAAGATTTTGAACTCATTGCTTTTGATTTTGTTTCTAATCCATCTACACACGGTGCATTTATGTATCCAATGAATGAATCAGTAGATAAGACACAAGGTAGAACTTGTGGAGATTATTGTAAAGTAGAACACGTTATTAATCAGATAATGAGAGAAGAATAATGCCAAAATACACAAAAGAAATGTGGACTAAGTGGAGAGATTTTAGATTATCTGAAGGAAAGATAAAAATGGGTTTTGCTGGATATGATAATTATTTTAAAACTATTGAAAGTGCTATGGATAGAGTTGACAGAAATATGAAAACTCTTATGAAAGATTTAGCAAAAGATAAAGATGCTGATTACAAAAGACAAGTATTAGAGTTACAGCGTTTTTATAAAAAATATGTGATTGAAATGAAAGTCAAATTAGCTGACTGGAAAAGAAAAAATACTTAGGAGTAAATTATGGGAATGAACGATCACCCAACCGCTTATAACGAAGCTCAAAAATTTGGAGTTCCTGGCAAATGGTCTAGAGTAATTCAAGTTAGTAATACAAGTGCTAGCTTCACAGGTTCCGACTTTGGAATGGGTGGTGTTATTATTGCTGAATCAGGTACTACAGGACACATAGACTTATGGGATGGTGGAAGAATAGATTTATCTAAACTTCAACAAAATCAATTATATGAGTTTGCACCAAAACATATGGCTACTAACAACAAAGTGGTTTACGTATTAAAGAAAAATCCAAAGGTAAGTTAATTTAATGAAACTAACCGAGATATATGGTTTAATCGAATACGCTGATAAAAATGGATTCTTTGACTTGGTTGAAGATGAAATGTGGGAGAATTCGAAAACAGTTGATGAAATTGCATTAGCTTTTCTAACTGAATTAAGAAAACGTAGAGTAATACGAAATCGTAGGGTTAAGTTAAAAGCATTTTGTCCACCTCGTATGAAGTATAGTCCATCTAAAAAAGCTTGTGTGATGGTAAGTACAGGTGAAAGAGTTAGAAAGAAAAGGGGACAGAGGAGAGCTGCTATAAAAAGAAAAGCAAAAGGTAAAAGAATTTTAAGAAAAAGAATGAAGTCATTAAGACTTAGGAAATCATTAGGACTAAGAAGATAATGGAAAAATCTATTTATAAAAGACTGATGGAAAATATGGTTGATGAAGCACCTTTAAGTTCAGCATCACAATTACCATTTAGTTCACCAGAGGCAAAGAAAATGGTTGAACAAGATGTTATGAGGATGGGAAAGATGATTGGTAAAGCATCAGCACAAACTGTAAAAATGATGATGGATGGTGTAAAAGCTGGTAAGTATGATGCTATGGATTTACAAAGAGCAATAATGTCAGGTCCAGTTAGAGATACTGGAACAGGACAAAAAGATTTAATGAGGGCTTTATGGAACCGAGTAAGAGATGGTTTCAGAAGATACTCTAAACGAGGAAAACTTAGAAAGTAAGGAGCCAATAATGGTTAAAATGAAAGATATTATCAAAGAATTTGCAACAATAGGTGGTGTTGTTACTGAGAAGCCAGTAGGTAATGGTATTCAGTTATCAAAACTTATTAAGCAAGAAAGTATGGATGAAGAAGAAACAAACGTATCTGCATCTGATTTAACAGAAAAGTTATCTACATTTGGTAACTATAGAAAAACCATTTTTGGTGAGAACGATTTGAGAGAAGTAGCCAAAGGACTTTCTGAATTAGCAGAATATGCTAAGCAATATGCTCTTACTGAATCTGATGAAAATTTTGATAAGATTACAGTAAATCGTAATATGAAAGAATTAACTGGCTTTTCTAAACAATTTGGTAAGATAGCTGGTGAAGCACAACAACTAAAAGAAAGAATGGCTGTATTATATGAGGATATGGGTAACATTCTTGGAAGATACTTTGAATTAGGTGAAGCTATGGATCCAGTTGGTAAAGAAGATGGTGATATCGATAACGAT